GCCGTGAGATTTATAATTTAACCTCAGAGATGTATGAGAGCATCCGCCTAGCAAGTCATCCAAGCATTGTTGCTGAAGCAAGTGCTGAAATAAATGGTGGCGCAGGTGCTATTATTACCATTGATGAGAACACAACGCATGTTCCGTATCTCCTTCAGCCAACGGGTGCTACAGTAGAAAGTATCCTCAAGGCCATTGAGCAAAAGGTTGAATCCATTGAAGATATGACACATCTTGGTGCTATCAAGGCGAAAAAAGGCAGCGCACAAAGCGGCCTAAGTCTTCAGGTAGAAAGAGAGATGTTAAATGCCAAACTTGCTGACAATGCGGCTGTTCTTGAAAGAGCAGAACGAAAGATTTGGCATATGTGGTTTGATTGGCAGGGCATAGAGCCAGATGAAGAATTTGAAGTTTATTATGAGAAGAAGTTTGATTTACGAGATAAGGGACACGAACTTGCTCTATATGAGAAAGCCCTTGCTCTTGTACCTCATAGTGAATTTGCTGAATATATCCACAAAGAAATTGCTGGTTTGTTGATTGAAGATGAAGCAGACCTACAAATGATTGTGGATAATATAAGTGCTGAACATGAAATGATGGAATCAGCAGAATACGAAGCCGCTGAAGAAAGTGGCGACGAAACAGCCTAAATTTTAGGCTAAATATAATTTGGAAACCGGTTTAATGATAAACCCCCCAAAGTTTCTAAACACCTTGTACAGGGAGAGCGTTTAAGATGGACGAAAATACAAACATCGAATCAACTGCCACAGAAGAAACTGGTGCTTCTGTAGACGCAGGTAATACTAACCAGGCTGAAAAAAACTTTTCACAAGAAGATGTGGATCGTATTATTGCTAATCGCCTTAAACAGGTTGAGCGCAAATATGAAAGCATCAATGTAGAAGAGTATCATCAACTCAAGCAGGCGCAAGAGCAAGCGAAAGAAGCAGAGATGATGAAGAAAAACCAATTTGAAGAATTACTTCAAAAGCAAAAGAGTGAAGCGGATAGCCGCATCAGTCAATTGCAGAATGAACTACATCGTGTTCAAGTTGATGGTGCCCTGCTTAGTGCGGCATCAAAGCATAAAGCAGTCAATCCACAGCATGTTGCTAGTTTAATGAAAAACACTGTTCGCCTCAATGAGGAAGGACAGGTTGAAGTATTGGACTCAGATGGAAATGTGAGATATGACACTAACAATGCCAGTCCAGTAAGTGTGGACCAGGCAGTGGAAGAGTTTTTATCACAAAATGCGTATTTCCGCAGTGCCGCCCCTAGTGGTAGTGGTAGTGGAGGGAATACAAAACCTTCAGCCTCAAGAGAGGTGAAATTATCTGACCTTGATATGACAAACCCAGAACATAGAAAACTCTACAAAGAGCGTTTTGATATTGGAATGTCAAGGAATTACAAAACATCATAATAAAGGAAATTTAAGATGGCAGACGAACTACAAATTACTGGTTCAGCAGGTGAATTGTTTGAAAACATTACACAAGCTGCTCAGTATACACTAAACGAAAATGCCCTACTCCGTAACTTGGTGACTGTCTACAACATGCAGGGCACTCCTGGCTTGACAGCATCAGTTCCAGTATGGCCAAAAGTATCAGATCTTACCGCTATTGCTAGTGGCGCAGATCTATCAAACACAGATGTTTCTGCTACAGCAGTTGACATCACAGCCGCTGAATACGGCTCAATGACAACAGTACAGGATATTGTTGTTGAAAGTTCACCAATCGCAGTAGCTCAAGATGTTGGACGGGTATTGGGTGATGCTGTCGCCCAGGCAATGGATGAAATCATTGTTGACCTATTCGACGATAGCGCAATTGCAGAAGTAGGTCCTGGTGCTTCAGGCGAACTTACAGTCCAGCACATCCTTAAGGCGATGGCTACACTAAGAAATAACAGTGTACCAACAACTGGTTGTGTAGCAATTCTACACCCACTTGCTGCTTATAACCTTAAGCAAGGTTTATTAAACGCTGGTGGTAACTTCGGTGCTTCACCAGACTTAGCAAATGCTGCTGCTCGCCAGTACTACATTGGTACTATTGCAGGTTGTGACATTTATGAAAGTGCTTCTATTGATGTAGATAGCTCAGGTGACGCAATCAGTGCTGTGTTCCATCCTGCCGCTATTGGTATGGTAATGAAGCGTGATCTTCGTATCGCTACACAGCGTGACGAATCAATCCGTGGCTTCGAAGTAGTGGCCAGTGGCGCTTTTGGCGCTGGTGTTCTCGACTCTGCTAAGATTGTCAAGATCACTTCAGACGCAACTCTATAATTGAGGAGGGATAGGATATGGCGTATGCTCAAAATTCAGATTTAACACAATATGTTCCAAGTATTGTAAATCATGGTATCACCGACTTTACCACTCAGTTAACCGAAGCCGAGAGTGATGTAAACCGTTACCTCGAAGTTAACTGGTATAACAAAACCTTTACCCAAGGATTTGATCAAATTGGTAGAGCTGTTGGTGCTGAATTTGATGCCACATTGCTAACTGATACACAATGGACTCGTGCCACAGTGTTCAGAGCGTTATATGCTCATATCCTTCCTTTACTAAGTCCTTTTCAAGTCGGCGGAGATACTTTCCAGACTATGATTGAATACTATCGTAATAGATTCCATGAAGAAATCGACATGGAAATCGCCCAGGGCGTTGAATACGATCTGGACAACGATGGCACAGTTACGAGAACTGAAAAGCACAAAGTTAGACAAGATAGGATTTATAGATGAGCAAGCGTGAAGACATTGCGGCACACATTGTTACTCAAATAGGCGCAATCAGTCAGGTAGGGAGTGTTACTCGCGAACCTACTGATTTAACGCAATTAGCGGTTACAGCATTTCCGCATGTGCTTGTTGAAACAGCAAACGAGGTCAGGGAGGATGTTAGTTTTGGTGACGCTGTAAGGCGTGAAGGAACCATGGACTTCTTGATCAACATTGTTGTACATGGCAACAACAGAGATACTGCTCGTAACTCTATTATTGAGTTGATTGAAGAGCGGTTAAGCACTGATGTTACCATGGGCGGCAACGCAAGCAACAGTGGCACAAGCGAAGTGATTATCCGTGAAATTGCCGAAACTGCTCCATTTGGACAAGCGGCAATAGTGTGGACAGTGAAATATTACTATACTCGAGGTAATACATAAGAGCGCAAGAGCGCAACTTTATATATAAAGGATAGAACACGATGAGCGAAATTAAAGGCGTAAATGGCGTTGTAAAGGTTGGACCTAATGGTGGAACTGTATACGCATTGCTACATGTTACAAGTTTCAACCTAGAAGAGACAAGTGAAACCATTGATGTTACAACAATGGGAGACACTAGTCGTTCAATCCTATCAACTTTCAGAGGTTTCTCTGGCACAGTTGATGGATACTGGGATGACAACGATGTTAACTTGGGACACGATGCGGATTCAGCAGATACTACTGTTCCTGACAGTGCTGATGGTGCGGATGTTGTTGGTACAACAAGCCGTATCCGTGTTGGCGATACAATCGATTTCGAATTGTACCCAGCAGGTACTGGAGGCAGTTACTATAGCGGTAGCGCAATCTTAACAAGCGTATCAAGAAGCGCAAGTTTTGACGGAGCAGTTGAGTATTCAATTGCGTTCGACGGAACTGGCGATCTAACATACGCAGCCTAAGGAAAATTGATCGATGGTGCGTTCAAGTAATCCAAAAACGATCGTAAAAGATCTTAACAGGAGTCTTGAGCGTGCTATCGATTCATTAATTTCAGACATAAATACAGATGCGAGAGATATAACACCCATAAGAACTGGGTATGCTCGCAGTCAATGGAGGAAAACCATTGGCTCTTACAGAATTGGAGACACTGGCGTGATAGTCGAAAATAGAGCCCCATATATAGGTATACTTGATCGAGGTTCCAGCCGCCAGGCACCTAATGGAATCATTACTCCTGTTCTGAATAAACTAACAAAGAGGCGAACTAGATTATGAGTAAATTAATCGATAGAGCAACAGCTCACTTTCAGGATGTTTTAGCACAAGGGCTAAAAGGTCCAATTCCGGTTCCAGAGTGGGACACGGAAATTTATTACAGACCAAGCACTACACTTGCTGAAGAAAACAAAATTATCGAGTTGACACAAAAAGGTAAGACAACTGAAGCACTTGTTTGGACTCTTATTCAGAGAGCCAGAGACAAGGATGATAAAATGTTATTTGATGCCAGTGATGTTCAGAAACTTCTACGAGGGGTTGATCCTAAAATTATTTTAAGTATTGTTACTAGATTTAATGAGGATGAAACCGTTGTGGATGAAGCACTGGGAAACTAAAAAACTCCCCTGACTTGCTGTTTCTATACAGATTAGCCACAGAGTTAGGTAAGAGTGTAGAAGAAGTGCTACAAATGAGCAGTGTTGAAGTGCGTGGTTGGGTGGAATATTTTGGTTACTTAAATGATCAAAATAAGCGAGCCCAAAAGCAGACTAGGAGACGCTAGTATGGCATCAACATATGAATTAATTGTTAAAGCAGTAGACCAAACTAGTGGTCCGCTGAGAAAAATAGAAAAGAGCGTCGAAGGCTTAAACAAGCAAGCACAGGGTGTTAGTAAAACACTCAAAATTGCTGGCACAGCCTTCGCCGGCTTCCTTACGGGTAATGTTGTAAGAAACATTGTCCAAACCACAGCGAAATTTGAGGATTTCAGAGACACACTTGACACTGTCACAGGCAGTGCTAAGTCAGGTGGCGAAGCATTTAAGTTTATCCAAAAATTTGCTACACAAACACAATTTGGTGTTGAAGACTTAACACAGACTTTTATTAAACTAAAAGGTGCTGGTATTGAGCCAACACAAGAACTACTCACAAGTTTTACTGATGTTGCTGCTGTTACTACTGATCAAATAGGCACACTTAATGCCGTTACTGATTTGTTTAGTCGCACAACCAGTGGTGGACTTGGACTAGAAGAATTAAACAGACTTGCTGACAGAGGTGTCCCAGTATTCAAGATGCTGGAAGACCAATTGGGTATTACACGAAACGAAGTTAGTGAGTATGGTAAAACTGCTGAAGGTGCTAAGAGCATTACTGAAGCATTATTGCGTGGTATTAATCAAAACTTTGGTGGCGCAACACAAAAGAAAATGGACAACTTGTCCACAGCGATGTCAAACTTTGGTATTGCTGTTACAAATGCGGCCGCTAGATTAGGCGATAGATTTAGACCACAACTTACAGGCGCAATCACAGACGCAACTAAGTTTATTGAAACAAACAACGAATTAATTGACGCACTGGGTGATGGACTTGGTGAAGCAATTAAGAGCAGTGTGGGTGCTATTAGACTTATTGCTGAAAATATCGAATTAGTAAGCACAGCCGCACAAGCAGTATTGGGTGTTAAGTTAATACAATACTTTGGTAATGTTACAAAACAATTAGGTGGATTCCTAGTTACACTGACAGCAACTACAGCGGCATTAGGCAAAAAAAATGTCCAACTAAGTGTAGCACAAACTAGAATGTTAGCGTTTGGCACAGCAGTTAATAAAACTGGCAAAAGCCTAGCGACATTTGGTGCTATATTGGCAACGCCATTCAAATCAGTATTTGGGGCATTGGGCACACTAGCAACAAGACTAGGATTAGTCACAGCCGCAGGAATTGCTCTTGCTAAAGTAGGTCCATTATTGTTAAATCCTTGGACAGCGGCTATTGCGGCAATTGGTGCTACAGTATACGGCTTGTTTAAGTATTTTGAAGACACAGCAATCCAAATTGCTGATGTTAACACTAATGTTGGTGAAGTTGTTGGCGCATTATGGTGGAAGACAACAGAATATATCAAAGGTGTTTGGACTAGCGTAGTCAATTACTTTGGTGAAAAGACTACACAAATTGGCAACTATTTAGGTGAAGTATGGACCCTAATCAAAGATAACTTTAAAACAGCAATGTCACCAATTAGTAGTATTTGGGCAGTTATATTAAGCACAGTAACAGATTATGCTAAAACACTTGCTAACAAAGTTATTGGCGCATTTGTATTCATATACGGTGCTGTTAAAGATACAGTATTCAGTATTCCAGACTTATTCCTAGCATCATTTAACGCTGTTAAAGCAACCGTGTTGGAATTTGCGGCAGGTATTGCTGGCACATTCGGTAATATTGGATCAGCAATTAAACAAGCATTAACTGGTGATTTTGAAGGAGCAATAGCGACGGCTACGCAGAATGCCTTTAGCAATATGGGTGGTGTTATTGACGCAGAATTAAAGAAAGTTGCTGATGCCGCACCTGATTATGGTAAGATTGCTGGTGAGGCATTTGGCACAGACTATGTTGCGGCGGCTGGTGACAAACTAAATGGCTTATATCTAAATGTTACTGGGTTTGCTCAGGATGCGGCAACTAAGACTATTGAAGCATGGGATAGTGTTAAAGCAGGTGTTAGCGCAACTATTGATGGTGTTAAAACAAGTATTGCTTCTACAGTTAAAGAATACAGACAACACAATTACGAGGTTAACGAGGCGGCAGGATTATATGATCTATATGATGATGCGGCACTTAGAGCGAGTCGTGGACTAGGACAGTTTAATGAAGAGATTAAGAAAACCACAGAGTCACAGGATCCACTAACCAAGGTAACTAAAACATACGCAGACTTCCTCAAAGAGTTGAGAGCAACTATTGATGAGAATGTCCAAACAGCACAGTGGCAAAATCAAGCATACAAAGAGTTAACAGCAGAATACACGGCTGGTAAACTTACTCTAACACAGTATAGAGAAGCAATGAGTTTGCTTAACAAGGAATTCCAAGATCCAAGTGTTAACTTGTATCAGCAATATCTAAAAGGTATTATTGACAGTGCTAGTGCTAGTGCTAGAGAGATTGGATTTGCTGCTATAGCAAAACAAGATCTCAAGAAGCAACTAGACCAAGGTAAAATTAGTTTAGATGTATATGCTCAAGCAATGAAGTCACTTAACAAGGAATTCCAGGATCCAAGCATTGACTTGTATCAACAATACCTTAAAGGTATTATTGACACTGCTACTGCTAGTGCTAGAGAAATTGGCTTTGCGGCAATGGCAAAACAAGATCTCAAGAAGCAACTAGACGAAGGTAAAATTAGCCTAGATGTATATACTGAAGCAATGAAAAAACTTAACAAGGAATTCCAAGATCCAAGCATTGACTTGTATCAACAATACCTTAAAAATGTTATAGACACTGCCAGTGCCAGTGCTAGAGAGATTGGATTTGCTGCTATGGCAAAACAGGATCTTAAAAAGCAATTAGACGAAGGTAAAATTAGTTTAGATGTATATGCTGAAGCAATGAAGAAACTTACCGGCACAACTACAAAAGAGAAGAGTGAAACTGAAAAAATTATTGACAGTATCAAAGAGAAAAACAAGCAAATTGACAACCTAACAAATAATTTGAAAAAGGTTAGTGAGTTAAGCAAGCAGAGTGGCATTGATGAAACAGTGCTACAGGAAGCATTACAAAAACGCTTGGATACACTTAATGAAGTTGGTGAGAAGAGCAAGAGTATTGCTGAGACAATTAATGAATCATTTAAGAAAGCGGCAGATGGACTTAGCCGTAGTTTAGCACAAGGACTAGCAAAAGGTAAACTTAGCCTTAACAGTTTCAAAGACTTCTTTAATCAGATACTGGAAGATATTCTACAAGCAATTATCCAAAAGAATCTAACTGATCCACTAGTTGCTGGCTTAACAGGTGGCAGTGCTGGTGGTGGACTAGGTGGAATACTAGGCAGTCTCTTTGGCACACCAACTGTTGGTGCTCCAATGGGCGGACTAGACTTTGGTGGTTTCTTTAGTGGTATTACTAGTTTCCTTGGATTTGCTAATGGTGGTGTCCCACCAGTTGGTAGAGCAAGCCTAGTTGGTGAGCGTGGTCCAGAACTATTTGTTCCTAACACAGCGGGCAGAATTGTTCCAAATGATGAAATAAATATGGGTGGTGGTGAGACTGTTGTGAATTTCAACATTAACGCAATTTCCACTCAAACGGGAATTGAGTTCTTATTAAAGAACAAGCCACAAATTATTGGCATGGTGACACAAGCGCAGAACCAGCGTGGTCGCCAGGGCATAACAGCATAAGGAGACATTATGGCTACACTCAAAGA